CGGCAGTGTAGCCGGCGCGGAGCGTCTTGCCGGCGACGTTGCTCAGGATGCTCGGGAAGTCGCTGGTGGTGTGCTGGCGCTCGAACACGTGGTTGGCCAGCTGGCGACGGTTCATCCCGCGAACGCTGCGGTCGCCGTTACGTTCGAAGTTGGCGCGGGCCGTTTCGAGCAGGCTCATGCCCACCCATTCACGGGCCGCGCCCTGGGGCTCGTTGTTGTCCGGATCGAACCGGTACATCAGCGCGCCTTCGATCGCCGAGCGCATGGTGTCGCGCTCGTCTTGGATCACGCGAGCGCCCGACATGGCCGGCCGCAGTGGCGCGTCTTGTTGCTGGCGCTGCGAGGCGGCCGACAGCAGGGCCGAGCGGGCGACGTCCGGGGTCATGGTCGTGGTCCAGGTGCGGACCTGGGCGGCGTCGATGCCGAAGCTGCGGGCCTGTTCGGCGAAGTCCAGGGCCTGGGCGGCGTCCATGCGAACGCCGTTCGCATCGGGTTGGCCCGCCGACGGCGTGATCACCAGCGGCGCGGCGGGGGCGGCCCGGGTCTCGCCGCCCGGGGCGGGGGACGGCGTGCGGGTCTCGCCCGCCGAAGCCGTGTCACCGGCCAGGGTTTCGTCTTCCGGATCCATGTCTCGGGTCTCCATGTCGATGATGCAGGGGTGGAGGTTTTCCGCCGATCTCACCCCTGAGACGGGATCGGCCGGAACGGGGCAGAGCGTGACCTCGGTCAGCTCCCAGCGGGTCACGAGGAAGACGGGCACGCCATCCTCCTCGCCGGTGCGGGTCATCCGCTTCGGCGTGTAGCCGATGCTAACGCCCTTGATTTCGCGGGCGGCGGCGCGGGCCTCGGCGTTCTTGCTGCGGTCGGTCACCTGGCCAAATTTGGCCGTGGTCACCAGCTCCTGATCTTCGAACCGGTGCCCGACGATGTCGCCCAGCTGGTCGTCGATCGTCCAACGGCTGTGGGTGTCGAGCAGCGGGACCTGACCAGCGTCCAGGCGTCGGGTGTCCAGCGCTTGGTCGGACATCTCCAGCTCCTCCCAGTAGGGACCAAAGTCCCAGCTGTAGCGAAGCACCCGCGTCGAGGTCGCGGCGGTCAGCTCGATGGTGTGGTTCTCGGCATCGTAGGTGTTGGCGACAGCAGCGCGGTGCTGCGTCTGCAGATGGGTCTGCTTACGCACCTTGCCTTTGCCTTTAGCGGGCAGCGCCATGGCGGGCTCCTAGGGCTGGTTGTCGTTGTTGCCGGCCAGGTAACCGACGGCGGGCTGCAGACCGCCCGAGCCATCGACGCGGCGGGCGTCGGTGTCGAAAACGACCTTTTTGTCGTCCGCGTATTTGGCGAACTCGGCGATCTGGTCGACGTGCTCCTGCCAGAAGATCCCGCGTTCGGTCAGCGCCTGGGGCATGCTTTTGAAGCCCGATCGAATGTCGAACTTCTCGGCCAGGCTGTCCTTCAGCGGATCGACAAACTGGCGAGGCGGGGGCGCCCAGATCGGCCGAACCTGCAGGAAGCGGGTGTCGCCCGTTTCGACGGCCAACCGGGCCATACGACGCTGGAAGGCAGGGTTGCAGACGAACGGGATCATCATGTTCTGCTGCCAATCGTCGAGATTGGCCCAGAACCCCAGCAGCGCCGCCCGCAGGCTCGAATAGTTCGCCTGGCTGACGTCGCCGCTGATCAGATGATAGGGCGCAAGATTGGCGCTTACCGCCGCGATCTGCTGGCGAATAAACGCGATGCTGTCGCCGCCGGCGGGCGGCTGGACGGTCGTGGCGGTTTCGCCCGGTCGAGCCCGAAGGATCATCCCGGGGCGGATCGTCTCGGTCTCGCGGCGCTTGCCTGCGGATCCTCCTGCAGGCGCGTCCGGCCCTTCGTCGAAGGGATTGGTGGGACCCGAGCCCTCGCCGGGCGTCAGAACGAGGGCCAGACAGGCCGAGACCTTCAGCTGCATAAGCCGAGCGTCCCAGGCGTCCTGGATATCCCTCAGGTCCATGGCCACGGGCGCGAACCAGGAAATGCCGCGCGACTGCCCGGCACGCAGCGGTTCGAACACATGGTCGATGTGCTTGGCCAGGAAGCGCTGAGACTTGCCCCAGCCGCCGCCGCTATCGCCCGGGTGCTCGGGATGCAGCCAGTAGGCCGTCCGGTGCGCGCGAGCATCGTATTCGACGCCCTGAGTGATCCGGGCGCGCCCGTCGCGGTCCTCGTTCAAACCGTCGTCCAGGTAGTCGCCTTCCAGGATCCGGACGAAGCCGTCAGGGCCGGCGTCGTCCGGCTCCCAAGCCTGCAGCATATCGCCGCCCTCGGCGGTGCCTCGGAACAGCATCTTCTGGCAGCCGTACCAGTCCTGGAAGCCGTCGACCTTGCTCTCGGCCCAACGGTCCATGGCGTCCTGCGCCTTCTGGCGCACGCCGGCGTCCGGATGGTGCGCCCGCGCCGAGATCCCGTCGCCCACCACGTTCGAGGTCATGATGCGCAAGGCCGAGGCGGCGACCTTGTTGTTGCGGACCAGCTCGCGCGCCGCGTTGCGGGCGCCCTTCAGGCCCTGCCGGATCTCGCGGTCCGCGCTCCCATTCGAGCGCTTCCAGCCTTGTGTCCGACGCCCGTAGCCGGCGGTGTCGTATTGGCGCTGGACTTCGAGGGCCATACGCTCGGCTTGGCGACGGCGGGCCGTGCGCGGCGCGAAGGGCTCGATCGCCCGGTCGATCAGGTCTCCAAGCTTCATGCGCTCAGTCCTTCTCGTAGGCGACGGCGGAAAAGCCGAACGACGATGAGTTACCGCCGCCGGACGAGCTGGCGGCGAGGTCGACGAAGTAGCGGATCCGCTTCTCGATATCGGCGAAGTTTTGGTAGGTGACCCGCTCGCCGTTCGTCTCGATCGTCAGTTCGCTGTTGGCGAGACCGGCACGCAAAGCGCCGATCTCTGCGGCGTAGTCGGGTGCCGGCATCAGAAGCTCCAATCGCGATTGTCGATCCACTCCTCTACGGAGGGGCCAAGGTCAGGTTCCTCGGCCACCACGGGGGATGGCGCGGCGGCCGAGGTCTCCGGAGCCGTCGGGGATACGACGGGTGACGACTCCGAAAGGGGGCGGTTCATCATGCTGACCAGGTCGCCCTGGTTCGGGTCGACGCTGGCGTAGCGCAGCGCTCGGCCGGCCAGCCAATCGGCCTCGGACAGGCTGTCCAAAGCCAGGGCCTCGGCGGCCGCGCGGTTGTAGACGCGACAGTCGAGCCAGTGGTTTTCGCGACCGGCGTCCTTCTTCCAGACGCGCCTCGTCTCGCCGGCGACCTTTTCGGTCACCACGCTTTCCGAGGTCAGCATGTCGAAGTAGTCGGCCGTCGCCTCGCGGCCGAAGTGGACCAGGCCGCGCGGCTGGGGACCCTCGCCCCCAGCCTTGGCGTATTCGATCGAGACCCGAAGCGCGCCGTAGAACGACAGCTTGGCGCCGAAGGTGCCGACCAAGTGCGCGTCCTCGCCAGCCTTCTTCTTGGCCTTCTTGCGGCTGTTCTTGCCGACAACGAAGGCGATGGCCTGGCCCCGGCCGAGGATCGGCATGGACCAGCCATAGCGGCCGTAAACGGGCAGGCGCTTAGGACTGCGCTTGCAGAAGGCCTTGGCGGCGTCGGTGTTGAAACCGGCGTCGACGCAGATCTGATCGAAGCCGTAGGACTTGCCGCCAGGCATCGTGAATGTGCGCTTGGCCAGCTGCTCGAGCACGGCCCACGCGCCTTCGCCCGGGACATCGGTCGGGCCGGGGATGAACCCGTGGTCGAGGCCCCAGCTTTCCAGGCCATAGCCCCAACCCACAGCCTCGAAGTAGAGGCCGTCGCCCTGGACGTCGACGCCGAGCGTGAAGACCGACGGTCCGTGCGGCACCTGGTCCTTGCCCCAGTCCTGCTCGCGCAGCAGGGCCAGTTCCTCGGCCGGCGGGGCCTCGCCCTTGACCTCGAATTCGTCGCCCATGTCGAGGTTCGTCCAGCCCTTCAGGGCGTTGACGTCGCCGAGGGCCTTGACGAACTCGCTGCAGAGCGACGCCCAGGTCATGAACGCGGTGATGATACCCGTGATGTGGTACCCGGGCTGGCGGCCCTGGACGTCGCGTTTGCGCCACACGTGGAATTCTTGCTCGGCCATCACCCGAGGCGCGGTATCGACAACGCCGTCCTCGTCGACCGTCTCGCAGGTCGGGCACCAGCCATCCGCCAGCGACATGGCGGCCTTCTGGCTGTGACGGATCGGTTCGTTGCAGCAGGGCGCGATCAGCTTGACCAGATCCGGCCGACCTTCCGGCCACTTCAAGTCACTGAAGATCGGGTCGAACCTGGAATGGCAATGGGGACATTTCAGGTAGTAGCGGCGACGATCGCTGGCCTTGTAGCGCTTGCCGATCTTGGAGCCGCCCTTGACGGTCGGCGTCGAGATCCCGAGGCGCTTGGAGATCCCCTGGCGAGTGTAGGTTCGCAGGCGAGCGTCGACCATCTTTTCCGGCGAGCCCTGCTTATCCAGGTCGTCGGGAAACTGGTCGAGGTCATCCTCGATGGCGTAACGGATCGAGTGCTGGCGCAGCGTGGCGGCCGAGTTGGCGCCGGCGATCAGCATCCAGCCGCCCCGGCGGAAGCGCACGCGCAGGCCGGTCGAGCCTTTGCCGTCGCGAGAGCGGCTGGGCAGGATCGTGCCGTTCTTGTCCGGGTTCAGCCGGCGAGTGCTCTCGACCATCGGCCAGAACTTTTCCGCCAGCCAATCCTTGGCGGCGGTGATCGTGGCCTGGACGTACATGAACGGACCCGGGGCGACGTCGCTGACGTAGCCGATCCAGTTCTCGCCGGACGCCGAGCCGCCCGACTGGGCGCACTTCATGATGTCGACCTGGCTGCACGGGTCGTGCGGCGAGAGCTTCTCCATGATCTCGACAAGGTACGGCGCGCGGGCGTGCTTCCACTTCCCAGGGATCGGCGCGTCGTCGGCGAATTCGCGGTACTTCTCGGCCCACTCGGCCACGGTGATCCGAGGCGGCGGACGCAGCCCGCCGGCGAAGGCGGTGTTGATGCGAACGGCGTTCGCACCGAGGACTTCCGCCGCGTACGGCGAGGGCATCAGGAAGGTCGGCGCGTTCATCGGCCCTCCTAGTCGGCCTGGGCCTCCAGCGCCTCCAGCTCGGCCTCGACGGCGGCAAGGTCACGGTCGGCCGATTGTTCTGCGGCGGCGTCCAGCTCGATCTCCTGGGCCAGCTTTTCGAACAGCTCGTCGAACTTCTCGGACAGGAACGACTGCACGACGCGCGGGTCGGTCTCGTCGGCCAGGGCCTCGGCATGCTCACGGACAAGAGCGTGGGTGCGCTCGCGGATCAGCAGGCCCATCTCGGCCGCCCGTCGCTCGAACTCAGCCATCGGCACCAGCGTGCCCAGCAGCTGGCCGTTCTCGATCCGCCGGCGGGTCACGCGCTCGCGCATGTCCTCCAGCCGCGCCTGCTCGACGTCACTCAGAACAGGTTTGGGCAGAGCCCCTTCCAGCGCCGGCGGCTTGATCGGATTTTGTGGATCCGGAAGCGCCTCGGCGGCGGTGCGGTCGGATGTCTTGGGACGGCCACGACTTCGGTCGATCGTGGCGTTGATCAGGATCGCCGACTTGACGGCATCGACCTTCTCGCCGCCTGGGCGTTCCGGGTCGGGACCCATGACGATCAGGCCGCGCTTGGCCCAGTTCGAAACCGCCGAAGGGCCAACCTTCATATGCGCGGCGAACTCTGACTTGGTCATCATAGCCATGAATTCACAACTTTCATAATGAATTCAGCGCTCTAACTAACGCGAGGTCGCGCTCAGCCCCACCGCATACCACCGGGGTACCCGGGGGAGGACCCGAGGGGATGGGGTCGAGGCCGCTAAGGGC